AGATGCCCCCCACCCCGGCAACAAATGCCCCCAGAACCGTAAAGGAACCATCAAGGAACCGTCAGGATCTTCCGCGAGCACTCCCGACGACTCGAAATCAGTAACGGTCGATCAAATCGTCGAACTGTTCAACGAGCTGTTGCCAGAGCTGCCTCGCGTTGTTTTGGTCAACAAGGACCGCAAGTCGAAAGTGCAGGCACGGCTGGCCGAGAGCCCTGTTCACCAAGACCTGGATTTCTGGCGTGACTTCTTCGGCATGGTCCAGGCTAGTGACTGGCTGATGGGGCGGGTAGGGGGCCGGGACAACAAACCGTTCCGCTGCAACTTCGACTGGCTCATTGCGCCGACCAACTTCGTGAAAGTCGTAGAGGGTAACTACAATGCGTGATCCGTATAGCGTTGAGGCTGAACACGGTCTGCTGGGCTCGATGATGAGTCGCCCTGAGTTGATCGACACACTTAGCGACGATCTGACCGCAGAGGCGTTTTACTTCGCTGAGAACGCCGATGTGTTTCGCGGGATCATGGCCGTGCGGTCTGCTGGCAAGGCCGTGGACTTCTTGACCGTCGCTGAGCAGGTCGGCACTTTGCCAACCGGTGATCGCGCTCTGGCGTATTGCGCCGAGATCGTGAAGAACACCCCCAGCGTTGCCAATGCCAAAACCTACGCGGCCATTGTTCGTGAGAGGGCTATCGAGCGTTCTCTGTTCGACCTGGGCAGCCACGCCCTGGAGATTGCGCACAGCGAACGGGACGTGCAAACCAAAATCGCCACCCTGCAAGCTGCTGCAATGGCCCTCGACTGTGGTACAGGCGATGACGACATTTCGAAGGTCGGCGACGTTCTCGCGGATCAGCTGGAAGTCTGGCAGGAGCGCCATGATCGGCACGCTCGCGGCGAGACGCTTATCGGGCTGTCGACTGGCCTGAAAGACCTGGACGAGAAGCTTGGTGGCTTGCAGCCTGATCACCTGTACGTGGTCGCTGGACGCCCAGCTATGGGCAAGACCACGCTCGCCATGGGCTTTGCCGTTGATGCGGCTGTGCGCCAGAGCAAGTCGTCTCTCGTCATCAGCCTGGAGATGAATAAGGGGCAGCTGTTGGATCGCGCCGTAGCTTCGGAGGGGCGCATTCCGCTTGCGCTGGTGAAGAACGGAACCGCCTGCCAGAACCATGGCGCTGAACTCGCTGCAGCGGCAGGTCTGCTGCGTAGTGCGCCTCTGTACATCGCTGACCGGGCTGGCTCGACTATCGGGCGCATTCGCTCGTTGGCTCGGCGGCACAAGATGCGCTATGGCCTTGACCTGCTGATGATCGATTACCTGCAACTGGTCGAGGGAGACGGTGGCAACCGCACCGAAGAGGTGAGCAGCATCAGCCGCGGCTGCAAGTTGTTGGCCAAAGAGCTGGGCATTCCGGTGGTATTGCTCAGCCAGCTTTCCCGCAAGTGTGAAGAGCGCCCCAACAAACGACCTGTCCCGTCTGACCTGCGCGAATCAGGCGCTATCGAGCAAGACGCCGATGTGATCCTGTTCGTGTACCGCGACGAGGTGTATCACGAAAACACCGAAGCCAAGGGCATTGCTGAAATCATCATCGGTAAGGGCCGCGATATCGAAATGGGTACTGTTCGTGCCGCTTTCCTGGGTCAATTCAACCGTTTTGAGAACTTGGCTGCCGGGTGGGCTCCGGCGCCGAAAGTACAGCCGGAGAAGGTGACCAGCCTGGCTGGCCGTTATGCAAACAAGGATAGGTTCTGATGGCCGAAATCGTTGCTGTTGACCGCCTGCTGGCTGTTCCTGACCCGAGAAACTACCGCTTTGCCGTGTTCTGCTGCTCATTCAAGTGGGAACTTGGCAGCACCCCTGATCATGCGTTGGCATTGTTCGTTGATCGGGCGATGGCCGAACGTTACGGCGCGCTGATGTGGCCTAGCACCTTTGAGGTGGTCGATATCGCGGCCTGGAAGGCTCAAAAGGTGGTTTCTGCATGAAGGCTACTGCCGAGGTGAAGTTGTCCGATGCTGAAATCCGTCGTCAGGCTGCCAACTTGGAGGTTCGCGATCTGCGAGATCCTCGGCACCCGGGCTTGCGGTTTCGGTTTGACCAAAGCCGAAATGCTGGGACCTGGTTCTTGGTTGTCCGTCGCAAATGGAACCGCCTCGCTCGCTTTCCAGAGTACGGCCCGGCCGCGATTTTCGCGGAGCTGCCCAACCTTCGCCAGCGTTTGCTCGGTCGGCCAGGCGAAGCTGTCGCCTTGGCCGGTCTGGTGACGTTCAATGACTTGCTGACCTGGTTCAAGGAGCGAGTGGCGAATGACGCCGCGCTATCAGATTCGTGGAAGCGCACTGTTAGGACGGTAATCGACAGGCACCTACTGCCGCGCCTGGGTGAGTTTCCAATCAGTGCATTGACCGCAGCCACTCTCGATAAGTCCCTGATGTGGCCTGTCCAAGCTGAGTGCTCGACGTCCTACGTTCGCCAGATTTTCCGGGTGCTGAGCCTGGCCACTGGGAAGGCTCGCGAGTTAGGCCTGATCGCCGGAAACCCCATGGCAGAAATGAAGTTCAACCACTTCATCAAGACCAAAATCCTGCCCAAAGATGGCCGGCTTCGGGCAGATCACCTGGAGGAGGTCGTCCCAGCACTCGGCGCGCTGTTTGAGCAGGCCCCGACTGACGCAATGTTGGCGCTGCTGATGATCTGTCATGGCACGCGCCTGGGGGAAACTCGCCGTGCTGAATGGGCCGACTTCGCCCTCAGCCATGCCGAATGGTTCATACCTTCCGAGCGCACCAAGACCCGCACCGAGCACCGTCTACCGTTGACTCCGCAAGTGTGCGCTCTGTTGCGGCGCTATCGTGCTGCGCAGCTCGCAAGCGGTTACAGCGGGCAATACCTGTTTCCCGGGCGAAAAGGGCAGGCGATCAGCCCTAGTCAGGCATCGGCCGTATTCCGCCGCCTGGCCAGTCGCACCTGGTCCAGCCACGACCTGCGCAAAGTCGCCCGAACTGCCTGGCTCGACATGGGCGTCGACGGGTTCATTGGCGAAATGCTGCTGAATCACTCACTGGGAAAGGTTGCTGATACCTACATCAAAACCAAGGGCAACGGCCTGCGCCGAGAAGCGCTTGAGCTGTGGCACGGATGGTTAGACGGGATCGGCTTTGCAGCCATTCACGGGTTGACGGGCGTGCAATCCGCAATTTCTCACAATGGGCCGCAGCCCAAGTCACGCAAGGCGCGGAGCCCAATCGACGAATTTGTTACAGGGGAGAATGCAGAACGTGAAAAAGGTCATGGACCATGGCTTTAAAAAGCCGCGCCTGGACCTCGTTCAGTGCACGGTCTGCAGGGGTAGGGCGGTTGTAGAAGGGGTGTTCTTTGAGTTGGTGTGCACTGATTGCAATGGGTCAGGTTGGGTTGTTGAGGGTTCCAGGTTGGTGCTTTCGCTTGAGGAGCTGGTGACGCAGTTGAGTTTCAAACTGCAGCAGGCTTACAGACAAATTGAAGTGTTGAAAGGACCGGCCAAAGTAGTCGGACCGCAGCAGCAATACCAAGAATCGAACCGCCTGGGGGCGGGCGGCACAAATTACACAGGGGATTGAGAGCATGATGATTCGAAAGCCAGCAGGTCGACCATTGGGAGATACCGAGTATCTGCTGGAGCAGTGGGGTTGGTGGCGGATGGATGGGGCAGGGCTGCCTATCTACACTTCGCCAACTTTTGCGCTGATGCGGCAGGCGATGCCACAGTTGGCGGCGAGCAAGAACTATTACATTACCGACGATTGGGCGCTTGCCATCGACAATGCAATAGCTCGGCTTGCTGCCCGTGATCAGCAGATGGGCGATATTATTTGGCTGTACTACGGTGCCAAGTGGCCGATGGTGCGAGTTGGCAAACACTATGGTCTGAGTGAGGGGAAGGCAAGAGAGTTAGTGCGAGCGGGGTCAGCTTGGGTTGACTGCTGTATAAATTAATTATTAGTGTAGGAGGGGGTGTTTGCGAGAGCGCCGAATTGGAACTCTCGCAATTAATAAATTGCA